CTCCCTTCTCTATCTTCTTACGGATAGCTCGCAAGTGCAGGACTATTTCATTACATCCATGTGCAGATAGAGCCTCACCCCATTTAGAGAGAGACTCCATCTTGTTTTTCTTTTGTCGATTGCCCAGGAGTCTAACTCTATCGCAGCCTAGAGTTAGCATCTCCCTTTCTAGTTTCTCCTGGTCTAACTCTGTTCTTTTATTTTCTTCTTCCAAAATCCATACTCTTTATCAAAGTTATCGACCATCCAGGACTGCGCTATGTAATTCATAACCTCACTATCAGATATATTCTTAGCCTTGGCTAGTGCCTTAACCCTGCGAAAAGTCTCGGAGCTAAGTGTTGCCTGCACTTTTTCTCCTTTTGGTTTAGTTGCCTCCATGTTTAACTCCTAATAAAAAGATCTCTTTTAATGTTGGATACATAGCAGTCCTAACAACTACATCCACATACTTTTCTTTTAGCCAGGCATTAAATGCTTCGTCTTGCAATTCTTCTGGTGTTTTAACTGGCGCAGGACTGTCGGGTAACATCATCCAATGGGTTGCATCTGGAGGACTGTAAGTATAGCTTGAACTAATCCAAGTTCCAGAATCAGAATAAAAATAAAGCACACTTCCCTGGTTGTTAGCGTGTGCTTTGTTAGGTTTCTTTTTTGCTAATAAATAAATTTGATAATCTGTGTTTACCATTGCAATCTAGCTCCTGACTTTTTGTTGTTAAACTCTGCGACTTTCTTAATGTTTACTAGCGGTGTTTCATTGTGAAACTTTACTAAAGCGTGAGTTAAATCAGTTCCATAAATAATTTTGCTAGTCATCACAGGACTGCCAAAGTTCTCAGGGTCAACTTGGTTAAAAATAACCTCATAAGGTTTTAATTCTTCTTTACTCATTGGTTTTGTTCTTTGTTTAATTGTTGATAAAGTTTTAATAATCTCATAGCCAATAACTTAACGTCTTCAGCGCAAAGCTGCTCGGCCATGAGCAGGACTGCCAGTTGTATTCTGTACTCCCTGGGCATGTCCTCGGCTAGAGCTAGAGCAGCGTGAAACTGCTCCGACTCTGAGTTAAGATACTTCACTCTTCCCCCTCATCTAGTACAAATGTGTAAGTGCCTCGATCTTTTGTAACCTGGTTCATTTGCCAGTTGTATTCAATCGGGCAGGACTTCAACCACTCTTGAAAAGATTCGTTCATAATGAAGCCGTTGTAATACTCACGGCCTTTTAGTTCCTGGTGCATTTATTTATGCTCCGCTCTTCCTACTGGTGCGCCGTTGTAGTCATACAACTTTGTATCAAGTAGAAATAAATCAGACTCTCCGACCTCTTTGATAGAGTCCGCATACTTTTTTAAAATCCTGCTTAATTCGTTCCCCATGTTGCCATTAGTAAAAGCATCATTAACAGGATCAGTTTGTATTTTTATTGTTAGATAGTGAGACATTATTTTTTCTCCTGGTCTTTTTTGTTTACTTCCTGCTTTGCTTCAAACTTTTTAAACTCTTCAGCTATCATTGCAGGATCATTGGTTGTTATGTCGACTTCGTGCGCTGTGCCGTTGCCGTCTGTAATTGTGAAATAAGCCACGTTTAAAACTCCTTGTTGTGGTGGATTGATAGAAGTAAATCTATCAGGGAGGCGACCAGCTGGAACGCCTCCAAGTTAGAATTAATCTTCGTTAAGGTCGGGCGCAAGTATTCCGAACTCTCCCCAATCTTTGTGAATAGTCCAGGCGTTTTGCTTTACTATATCGTCAGGAATTTTAAGAGCATAGCCTCGAGGATCAGTATTAAGAAAGATCCCGAACTTTAGAAACTCTTCGGGCGTTGCAGCTGGCATTAATAAATTTTTTAATTTAACTATCAATGCTGCTTCTTCTCTGGCTGCGGTTTCATAATATCCGTTGCCGTGTGTTTCCTGGATTCTTTGCGCTTTTGTTTCTAACCTTCTTAAACTTTTACAAAGTTTTATAGGGTCAGTATCTGCCGGCATGGAAAATATCTTTTTAATGTCCTCTCCATGCTTTTTGATCCTGCCATACATTTCAAGCTTCTTAACTACTACGGGTTTGTAAGTTTCCATTTTAAATTAGTTGATAGGTTTGATTTACTTTTTTTGTTGGTTCTGTTCCTGGAGGATAATTGCCCCAGGAAGAAAGAACGAAACAAAGAAGGATAATAAAAAGATTTAATTTCATTAATACTTCCTATTTCTCATGTACTCAGTTAAGGCGTGGTTAGCCTGTCCAAGTAATGCAATATAAGCAAGTAAGAATAAATAACCAAAGATAACCATTATTTAAACCCCATGAATTTTGAATAAGAATTTAATTCTTTATTGGTCATGGGTTGTAAACCTCTTGATCCTGGAATTAAATAAGATCCATTAATATCCTTTTGAAGTGTTCCTAGTTGCGGCTTCCAGTATTCGTTAAGACAACGAAGTGCGCCCGCTGTTAGTTGTTCTTCTTGCATTTTAAGTTAACCTGGTGGGTTGATAATTAGATTCAATATAGAATCCTTACAGAGTCTAACGCATAGTTTGACTAATTGCAACTACTGGGCGGCTAGACTTACAAAGATTCCTAAATAAAAATATAAATAGTCCAGGAATCCAGGATAAAACCACAAAATAACTTGTAGTACTGTCAATATGACAGCACAGCAGGGACTAAAAACTAAGTCATGCCAAGGACTATAGACCCCCTGGACTGTTTTTGGACATATCTTGGACACCCCATTGGGGGGTGAAAGTGCAACAACGTCTATACGTTAACCCCTCAGATTTTTCTAACTAAAATCTAAGATATATCTAAGATAGACTATTCTCTGTATATCTCCCTGTTCTTCTATAGTGGACAGTCAGTAATTGCAGTAGTTTTCAATATCGTTTATATTGTGACTGTGTTACCTTTGCAAACACTCTTAGGGATCTTTCCGTGGTGGGTTGAGTTCCCTACAGAACTAGAGGACATTATGAAACCAAAAGACATTACTGAACAGTTAAGCAGCTTACACGCCAATCTTGCTGGACACTTAGCTAGTTTGCTAGATAGTGGAGAGGCGACAGTCGCTGATCTTAACGTGATTAGGCAGTTTCTTAAGGATAATCAGATAACAGCTACGGCTACAGAAGGTAGTGCTATTGATGATCTTGCTAAAGCGTTGCCAGATATAGATAAGGTTGTAGCTTTTAAGCGTAAATCTGCATGAAGAAGTGGGATAAATTACCAAAACCCTACGATGAAGACTTTAGATATTTTTTAGTGATTGTATGGAAGCATTTGCAACTTCCTAATCCAACACCTATACAGTTAGATATTGCAGGGTATATGCAAGATGGGCAGAAACGTAGGATTATTGAAGCGTTTAGAGGAGTAGGTAAGTCGTGGATGGCAGCTGCCTACACTTTATGGTTACTAAGAAATGATCCGCAGAAGAAGATAATGGTGGTGTCGGCTTCGAAGACCAGGGCAGATGACTTTGCACAGTTTTGTCTACGGCTTATTAGAGAGATGCCAATACTTCAATGTTTAGAACCTGACAGAGAAGAGCAAAGAAGTGCAAGTAACAGGTTTGATGTAAGGCCAGCTATTCCAGATCAGTCGGCATCTGTAAAAAGTGTGGGTGTTTTTGGGCAGTTAACAGGTAGTCGTGCTGATTTAATACTTGCTGATGACTGCGAAGTACCAAATACAGCTTGGACAGTAGGTATGAGAGAGAAACTTATAGCTTGTGTCGGTGAATTTAACGCTATTCTTAAACCTGGTGGAGATATTTTGTTCTTAGGTACACCGCAAACAGAGGAAAGTATCTACAACAAGCTAAGAATGAGAGGATATGATTGCCGAATATGGACAAGTCGTTACCCAAAGAAGCCAGAAAAGTATGGAGATGCTTTAGCAGACGTAATTCTAGAAGGATGTAAAGATAAACCAGGCATGCCTACAGACCCTGATAGGTTTTCCGAGATGGATTTATTAGAAAGAGAAGCTAGTTATGGTCGGTCACAGTTTGT